TCTGAGCCGCTCTAACCATCCCGAAGAATCGTTGTTGTTTTTTGGAGACTGCAGGCATGACATCAACCTAAGAGTACCTGAACTTCATCTAGGTGAGCAGTCAGACCATTGCTGCTATCGCCTTGGAAGGAAATTTTAATACTGTTAGTTGCAGACAATGGATAATCTGTATCAAATGCCGTGAATCCACTAGAGTTCAAAGAAATTGAAACTGTTAGATTAGTGATTGCAGTAACTTCTGCATGAACAGTCCCACCAGTCCAATCAGCATTATTACTTCCAGTAAGAGTTACATAGTCTCCTACCTCAAAAGGATGAGATTGACCACCACCATGATTATCAAACGTCAATACTGTAGTTGTTGCGTCTGTGGTTGCACCAACAACTCTACCCTTTTTTGGAGTAGAAAGTTTTACCATCACTTCACCACCTGCCACAACATTGATATGGAGTGCATCAGTAGAAGCATCAGGAGCACCCCCCCAAGAGAAGTGCATAGAACGATCATCAGCGTTGATGATACGATACATACCAGTCTTCACAGGCAACCCATTGCTGGTCACAACTGCGTCTGCGTTATCAAGATAATCGCCATAATGGGCGACTGGGATGAATGCTGTCATTGTTCCTAACTATTTTCCTCTTTAGTATTTATCTGTTTTTGTTGTTTAAGTAGTTTCTGCAGTTCTGCAGTGCTCCCAACAAACAACGCATTGGTTACATTTGTAGGTCCAGACTTACTTGCAGGTGCATCTAGATCTTTCATTTTCTTGTGTAGATCTGCAAGTTTGTCAGTCATGTCTGACACTTGTTTCATTGCATTGACTGCAACTTCATATGCTCTAGGATGATCACTGTTCAATGCAACATCAAGAGCACCTTCTACTGCTTCCTGACCTTTTTCAATTAGAGAATATAGTTGACCCCTAGTGTACTCGTAATCTTTTACTTGATCACTTTGGTTATCTACTACTGGTGGTTTTTTTACTATCTTTTCAGTCTCTGGTATTGATGGTTTTGCAATATTTAAAACATCATCCAGTCCATCAAACGTACCCATGATTTATCCTCCGATAGTTTCATCTTGCCCAGAGACGGGATTCCATTGAACGTATTGGTCATTAGATGTCCAAGTCTCTGTAAATCCAAAATCGTCTGTGACTTCTGCTGTTATTGGATCTGGTTCTGCAGTGTATCTCATTGCTCTTGGTGCATCTACAGTATTTGTAGTTGTGTATACATCCGCGATTGCCTTCTTAATAACACTGCTGTCACTGACAGGACCGTAGAGATATGTTTTTGTTGTAAAGTTAAGAGTGTAAATAATCGCTCTTCTCTTCATGTAATCACCCTCATAGTCATCTTCATATGAGATAGATGAAAGAGTAATTGGAATATCTTTCTTTTCTCCAATAGCATCAATAAGATTGATTGTGATATTAAATGTTGGTTGGAAGTATGGAAGAATTTGTTCAACAATCTGAACTGCATCATCACTATTCTTTGCAATGATAGCAAGTTCAAAATCAAGATTGTATGGAACAGGCATGAATGCCTTTCTTACCTTTGCATCATCATCTGGATCAATCGCCCTGACTGTCTGGATAGGAGATACTTTTCTACTTGCATCATAGGAAATATTTTTAATCTCAAATGAAATTCTTGGAAGAACCATCTGGACTGGTTGTTCCTGAGTTGATTGTTGATCAAGTCTTGCAAGGAACTTTTGTTTTGGTCCATAACTAAGAGGAACCTTCATCGCTTCAATGCGACCAGCATCGCCAGATCTACGGATCTCAATGTCGTTAAACAGAGTTCCAAAACCGACGATTGTTTTACGAATAATTTCGTGGTAGACGTATGTCCCTAACATTACTTACTAACTCCTAAATTTCCAAATTCTCCGAATGGATTTGTTTCACTCCAATCAATAATTGAATCTGCCTCGGTCTCATAATAATCATTCTGATCCCAGGCACTATTAGTATTATTTAGTGTGTTATATGAACCTATAGTCCAAGAAGCATTGGAATCTTGACCAGTGATAACTTCTGCCGCAAACGTGCCAGTTCTGTCATAGACATACAGTTTTCTATTTGTTGAATCCCAAGACTTAACTGTTGCCTCTGTATTGGAAGTAGATCCAACAATAATTTCTCCTTCAGTAAAATCATTTGTACCACCCTCTGCAAGAGTTAGAGTAATGGTAGTAGAGAACTTGGACTCAAGATCATCGATTTCAGTGTCACCCGTATTGAGTTGTTCATCACTGTATTCAAAGAGTTCGCATCTGAGTTCGTATACAAATGCTCCGTATGGATTCTTAAGTTGATAGAAAGGTTTCTTATACTCTACAAATTTAATCTCAAATAGTTTTTTGGTAAGTGGGAAGTAGATAAGGTCTCCTTCATTTGGTCTACCTTCTCTAATCAAGTCAGCGTTATCGTCTACTTCTTCAGTCCACCTCTTTCGAGAGACAATAAACGTTGCTTGGTCAGTTACTCTAATACCGAACTTGCTGTATAAATCCCCATCTCCCTCAAAGCCTTCAACGTTCGCAATATACATTTCAACTGTATATGCATCTTCAAACTTTGAAGAAACATCTTCTCCAAACAACTCGTCTCTATTGACGAGAGTCCTTGGGAGATACTTTAGATCTTGTCCGTAGATTTTTATTTGCTCGATGACGAGATCCTCATAGAGGTCTCTTTCTGATTGTGTGCCTTGAGAGAAATAGGAATTGAGTGCCATATCATCCGATCATGTCTAGGGGTGGTAATTCGTGATGATCTCTAAGTGCTTCGTCCAGTTTTTCAATTGTCTGAACTGCATCATCATAGATCTTAGTTCCGTTCAAAGTTACTCCACCAGGAAGTTGTACCCCATCATATTTGATAAGGTTTGCTCCCCACTGTCTCTTGAATAGAGCAGTTGTATAATCCAGAAGCCATGGTTCTTGATAAACCTTGGGGAAGTTATCTGGATCAATCGTCTTGTAACAGTCGATAATAATATACTTGTCTTGTTCTATGTCTTGAGAATAGTCCATATCAATGTAAAGACGATCCATAGTCTGAGTATATCTGATTGGTTTTTTTCCAATCAAAAGAAAATCGATCTGTGACAACTGTTGTTGAATGATGTAGTAATGTGCAAATGATGCAGAGGTGAAATCATACAAATCGTTGAGTCTGATCTGATATCTAATATCAAAGAAACTCATTGCGTTCTTATCACCGAAATCAAAGATTCCCTGAACACTAATCACATCACTAGGCATTTGAAGGTATGTTCTACCTTCTTCATACACTGTACCATCTGTAGTTGTGATGGTGTCATTACCAGTTCGTGCTCTGTTAATCTCATCAGCCGTAAACTTGTGCTTCAAGAATGCACGATACATACTGTCATAACCAAACTCTTGAAACTTCGCCAACGCATAGTCGATCGCATCCTCAAGTTGAGTATCATCAACGTTGATTTCCAAGACTGGTTTTCCCAGTCTTCTCAAGCAATATTCCTTGAGTTCTGTTCTAGTAGTTGGTTTTGCCATTGGTTATCAGCCTAGTGGAAGGTAACGGATATGTACTACAACGTTGTTGCCAGGAGCAACAGCGAACGTAAGAGTTGTGCCAGAGATAGTGTAATCAGTTGTAGGTAGTTTCAATACACCATCAGCAAATACAAGAACGTCATTGACTGCACGACCAGCACTGATAGTGAAATCAACTTCGGAACCAGTTGTGGTAGTTACTGTAGTGTTACTATAGTCACCTGCAACAATCGTATCTTGCTTTGCAGCAAGTTGAGTTGTCAGTGCAGTCTGAGCACGAGCATCTGTAAAGTAGAGGTTAGTACCCTCTGCCAAATCTGTAGTAGTTTTTTGAGATAGGTCGAGGTTAGCACCAACTTGTAGTGCAATTCTGCCGTCAGCACGAACGTCTGTGTAGTAAAGGTTAGTAAGACCCTCAGAGAGATTGTCTGTAGTTGCTGCAGCGATTCGTGCATCTGCACGAGCATCCGTATAATACAGATTAGCACCCTCTGTCAGATCTGCAGTTGTCTTCTGAGATAGATCGAGGTTAGCACCAGTCTGAAGACTTACTCTAGCATCTGCCTTTGCATTTGTATAATACTCGTTAGTGCCCTCTGTAAGGTTGTCTGTGGTCTTTGTAGCAAGATCTGCATCAAACAGTGAGGAAGCATAATATAAATTAGTTACACCTTGAGTCAGATCGTCGGTGGTCTTTGTGGCGAGGTCTGTGTCAAATAGACTAGATGCGTAGTAAAGGTTCGTAGAACCCTGTGTGAGTGCATCTGTGTTGTGGTTTGAAATACTAGAAACTGTACCAGTTACATCGCCAGTTAGATCAGCCTCAACAGTTCCTGCAACAAATGTTTCTGTACCAATCGTCCACTTATCTGCAGTCTCATCCCAGAGGAAAGTTACATTAGTCTCTACTGTACCTCTTTCAATTTCAATACCTGCATCTTCAGAAGCGGTAGTAGCATTAGCGTTCAGAAGGATGGTGTTGTCATCTAACTCAATGGTTTCTGTGTTGATATAAGTCGTAGTTCCTGAGACGGTAAGATTGCCATCAATGTCTACGTCGTTGAAGGTGACATTTGAAGTAGTTTCTACTGCCTGACCGATAGAGATCTGACCAGTATTTGAGTCGTAGGTAACTCCAGTTCCTGCACTCAGAGATGCACGAGCTCTTGCTTCTGTAAACCAGAGGTTTGTTGGGTTAGCATCCTCAATAATGTCATCAGTAAACTGGTTTGGGAAACCAACTGACTGACCTAGGGCAACCGTTGTGCCGTTGATAGTGAAGGTTGAATTTGCTAGAGAAGCGTTTGGAATGTTTGCAAGACCAAAAACTCCAGTTGATGCACTATAACTGAGACCAGTGTTGGGAGTTACTGATACTGCAGATCTTGCTCTTGCATCAGTAAACCACTTATTAGTTGGCGATGGGTCTTCTGTTACGTCATCAGTGTACAGAGTTCTTGCACCACCAAGACTAGTTGCAATTCCGTTGATAGTGATCTCTGCATTTGTGATTGAACTATTAGGAATAGATGCAAGTGCAATTACTCCAGTGTTTGAATCGTAAGTTACACCAGATGCACTAGTCGCACTAAAGTGTGCTCTTGTTTCTGCAGCACTAGGTCCAGTGTATGAAAATACACCAGTTCCACTATTGTATGCCAGTGTACCATCACCACTAGGTTGAGTTACTGATACACTAGCACGCGATCTTGCGTTGGTGAAATAAAGATTTGTTGGAGATCCACTTTCTTGTAAATCATCAGTTACAAGAGTCTTTGTAGTTCCAAGACTAATGTCGTAACCATTAATAGTTACTCCATCATTTACGAGTCCGCTGTTTGGAATATTCTGGAAGGTTACAGAATTAGAAGCATTAATATTAACATTTCTGATGACTCTTTGGTCATCTACGATTTCAGTTCCCTGAATCGATAATCCTTCTTTTACGTTAAAGTTAGCCATAGGTTCCCTATCCCTCTATGTCTTAGATTAGATGTGTTTTGTGAATCTTCGCAGTTACAGTTGCAGCGGATGGAATACCAGTAATTGAGAGAACAATTTGTCCACCGTTGCCTGCATCATAGTCAACCGAGAAAGCATAACCAAGTGCATTTGGATTAACAACTGCATATTCAGTCAAGTTAATTGCGGTCGCAGAACTCATATCTGCACCGTCATATGTGACCAGAATCTCTGACATATATCTTTGATTACTGGAGTTAACAATGCATACGAGGTATTTAATTCCTGCAGCATTCTTAGGTGTAGTTCCATCTGCATCAATTTGATATGAGTTAGAAACACCTGTACTTGCAATTGAAGTTTGACGTGCAGTTGTCTTAGACTTACCATTAAGAATTACAGCAGGAACAGAAACATCGGTTGCAACAACCAGATTGTCTCTTACTGTCAGGTCTCCATCAACAACTGCATTTCCAAGAACTGCGAGGTTTGATGCCTCTACTTCTGCAGTAGAAGGATTGACTCCAGTTCCAACTGCGAAAGCAGTAGAACCAACTTGCAATTCGCCCTGAATATCAACATCACCAGTTGTAGTGATGTCAAGGTTATTACCAGCAGTGTTGGAGAGAGTGTCGCCATCAAGTCTCAGGTTATCTGCATTGAGTTGACCAGTTACATTCAGAGTGTTTGTAATGTCAACTCTTTCTGAAGTGGTGATGTTACCTGCAGAAGCAAGAACCAGATCACCAGTTGTGGATTCAACTGTATTACCACTTGATCTGATGTTGTCAACATCAATCTGACCAACAACAGTCAAGTTTCCAGTGACAGTTGCATTGAGATCAACCAGAAGATTGTCGGTAACATTGACAGTACCACCAGCAGAATCCAGAATCAGGTTTCCAGCAGTGGTGCTGATTTCATTATTAGCATCAACACCGATCTTTACTTGATCAGCTGTGAGATTTGTTGATGTGATTGCTGCGTTGAAGGTAGTTGTTGCATTGACGGTGAGTGTGTCAGTATTAACGTCACCGATGGTTGTATTACCATCCACAACAAGATTTCCATCAACGTCGAGATTATCTGTAACATTTACCGTTCCTCCGAACGAATCAAGAATCAAGTTTCCAGCAGTAGTGCTGATTTCGTTTGCAGCGTCAACACCGATCTTAACTTGATCAGCAGTAATATCTGTAGAAGTAATCGCCGCATTGAATGTAGAAGTTGCATTCACTGTCAGGGTATCACCTGCAACATCACCGAGAGTTGTGTTACCGTCTACCTGCAGGTTTCCATCTACTTCTGCATTGTCTGTAATGTGAACCTTGCCTGCGAATGAATCGAGGATCAGGTCACCAGCAGTTGTAGAGATTTCGTTTGAAGCGTCAACTCCAATCTTAACTTGATCAGCGGTGATATCAGTAGAAGTGATTGCCTGGTTAAAGGTAACTGTACCGTTAACAGTGTGGGTATCTCCCGCAGCATCACCGAGAGTTACGTTACCATTAACTGCAGCAGTTCCAGTAACGGTAAAGTTACCAGTTACATTTGTGGAATCGTTAAGTTCAATGGTTCCAGAACCGTTTGAGTACAGTTCAAGGTTTGCACCTGTCTGAGATGGAGTGATCGAATTATCGAGAACCTTCAGTTGCTCTACAAATACGGAACCACTTCCATTTGCGTAGATATTTACATCACCATTAGTTGTGGTTGAGAAGATATCGTTGGTATTGATTGCAATGTTATCAACATCCAAACGACCGATGATTGTAACCTGAGATTGATCAAGCAGAGTACCGAAACTAATATCGAATACAGATTCGACATTGCTGTTCAGGTTGATCGTACCAATTCCATTTGCTTGGAAATTGAGATCTGAATTTGTTGTTACAATACTCAGAGTATTGCCATCCAAACGCATGTTATCAACATTCAACTGGGTAACCAGACCGAAGTTGGTCAGGCTCGAATTGACCACAGTAGACCCCAGGGTGGTCTGTGAGAGGACGTTGTTAGCGTTGATGAAGTATGACTTACCTGCGACCAGTTCAAAGTGCTCAGAGGAGGTCCAGGCATCCGTTGCGTTGTACCAATTAAGGGTCTTATCTGTCGCGCCTTTCAGGGTCAGGCCACCTGCGTCTGCCGTGGCATCAGTTGGAACGGCAACAGTACCCAGTTCGAGGTTTTTATCATCGACCTGAACTGTTGTTGAATTGATCGTGGTGATTGTGCCTTGAACATCGAGGTCTCCACCAACAACCAAATCATTATTGATTGTGGTAGTACCTGTAGATGCACCTAAGTTTAAAGTAGTTGCAGCGCCAAACGCATCAACTGTAGTTGCAGTTGTATTGAATACTGCGATGCCTGCAGCAGTACAATTGATGGTTGGATTTCTCAGAGTGAGAGTTCCAGTGTTTGCACCGATTGTTGTTGCAGTTGATGCACCGAACGCATTGACAGTTGTTGAAGTGGTGTTAAGTACGTTAAAGGTTGTTTGGTTAGTGGTGATATCTCCACCTCTTACCTGCAGGTCTCCATCAAGAGCAACAGATGCATTGCGGATCGTCAGAGATCCAGTTGCCGCACCAATATCAATGGCAGTTGCAGCACCAAATGCATTGACTGTAGTTGCATTTGCATTCAATAGATTGAATGTTGTTGCGTTAGTTGTAAGATCTCCACCATCAATATTCAGATCAAGATCGATATCAACATTATTTCTGATGTTTGTAGTACCAGAAGTTGCAGCAAGTTGCAATGTACTTGCCAGAGCAAATGCAGTTACTGTGGTTGCATTTGTATTGATCAGATTGAAAGATGTCTGATCAGTGATAATATCTCCGCCCTTGACTCTGAGGTCACCTGCGAGGTCAAGCAAAGATCCAGCAGCACCAACATCGATCTGACCAGTGACGGACTCAAGGAAACTTACCGTGCCACCTACAACGTTCGTAGAGATGGTTGCAGTACCGTTGACTCCGTTACCTCTAACTTGTAGTTCTGCGTTACCAGTAGTCAAACCTACATTGACTGTAGTAGCACTTCCACCAAGATTGATT